GAGTTTGTGAGTACGCCACCCAAGAACCCATCAGTATTAAGAGTTGCAGTCTTAATAACATGATCACTCGTTGCAGTAACAGTTGTAACAAATGTAAATTCCAAACCCGCTGCTGGAGCGGGAAGAATGACAGTTGATGCATCGGCATTATCAAACAAACAATAACACCCGCTGTCTGCTGCTGTTAGGGTTGTAGTTGCGTCACCAACAGACTTCACCTTAACTTTAGCCCCTACGAGCCTTGTGCCTGTGCCGAACTGAATCTCTCTTTTCAAGTTCTCCATTAATGCCTCGATTCTCGCGAGACCTATTCTTTTCGTTCCCATAGTTAAAAACCCTCCTTTTATAATCATGTTCCTGTATCGGCCTATTTCAACGATACTAGGAGGTAGCTCAAAGTCTACCCGATAACTTTGGTTTGAACCTTAAGTTCACCTATAAGTAGTTCCACAAACACGAAAGCCCCCGTCCGAAGACGAAGGCTTTACGTTTTATTTGGCTACTAGTTTTTAGCTAGTTGCGCCTGCCTCACCAACGAGACCGCGTACAATGACCAGACCATACATATCAGGACGAACCATCTTCTTTGCATAGCGAGTCATCACGCCCTTTCTGGGCACGAAGTCTTCAGGGCCGAAGATCGTGGGTGTAGTCTGTAGTGGCACATAAGGTGCGTATACATATCCAGATTCAAGGAAACTGGAACCACGACGACCAACCAAGACGACGTTGCGAATGAAGTAGGGATCTACGATCACATCGAACTTCTTGGTTAGAGAGCCAACCTTGACGGCGCCAATAGTACCCTTGTCATCATCACCAGTGACGCTTGCACGGAATCCGGCAGTGAACTCAAGGATGTTGGCAACTTCAGGTCCGCAGACGATGAAGTTAGCGCCACCCCGCAGAGTCTTGCGGTGGATTTGTGCTGACACATCATTAATGGTTTCAACCAGGGTTTCGTACCATTCGGAAACCGTTCCAGTGAAGTCTGGAGCCGCAGAAGAAGCACCGATTTCGGCGCCCGTTGTGCGATTCACGAATAGACCTGGGGAACGTGACCAGTAGTACGTACCAGCAGTTGCACCGACGATAAGATCTTCAAGGATCTCACGGTCAATCTCAAGAGCGATTTGCTCAGAGAGGATGCTGGTAAGCTCGACTTCGGCGTCAAGGTTGTGATAGGCATTAAGATCCTGTCCCAACTCTGGCGTCCACTTAGCCTTGAGCTTCTTGGTGATAGCCGTCACAGCCACGGAATCGACTTTGATGTCGATCTCTGGAATGTTCTGGTTATTTTCCAATCCCCATACTGTCTGACCGACGACGGAACCGACAGCATTGCTGGCAGCAAAATCATCTGTCTGAGCCCAGGAAGCCGACATAGCCGATCCCAGAGCGACGGATGCACCGCATGCGCCGGTAAGGGCAGCAGCCATCTGAGCAGCGGAAGCAACACCATTATAATCAGCAACAGTCAATAGAACAACTGTTTGGCTTGTGCCGCTAAGACGCGTCAAGCGACGAAGCTGAACACCACCCACATCAGAACCAGTCAACCAGACCTTACCAGCACCACCTTGCACACCAGTAGAAGATGACAGAGTGAGTGTTGACATGTTATCAAGATTGAACTGATCAAGGTTAGCAGTATCTACATAACCAATAGCAACTGTTGGGTTTGTCGCACTTTCCAATTCAGGGTCATACCGACAAAGCGAAAGAAATTCCGCACCAGCACTTGAACTATACACACTTGAAGTAAGATATGTAATAAAGTTACCAATTGGACCAGATCCACTTGGAGATGCATATCCATTATTCATGTTGTAAGCACCGCGCTCAGCGTCTTCTTTCGTAAGAACCACACCACCAGTGATCTGGCTTGCGATCCGGGCGCCACCATACAGCGACTCTTCAGAACCACTCGGGTTACCATAACCTAGACGGGGAAGACCAGCGCCATTGCTGGAGACCACGAAGTCCAGGAAGAAGATGAGCCCACTTGGGAGACTCATCGGCTGAACACTAACGAGATCGTTTGCGATCAGCCCTGCGAAAACGCGACGGACAATGGGGAATGCGACAGCCGCGAAGCCCTCAACATCTCCACCAGCCATAGTGCTGTTCTCGCGAAGAAGCTCTTTTGCTTGATTTTCAAGCAGACGAGCCATTGCTTGGCGTCCACGATCATGGTCGATACCTTCCAATAGACCTGTACGCTCCCACTTATTTAACAATGCGCTGCCTTCAGCGCGCATATCACGATTAACGATACCCTCAGTTAATCTTTCCATAATACCAGCCATAATATAAATACCTCCTTTTTTTTAGTTTTTAATTCCGGCTAACTTTTTCATTCTATCCAAGAATGGATCAGTTGTTTGTGCTTCTCTGCGAGATGCACGGATAATTGAGGATGGACGATTGATTGCTTCGCTCAACGATTGTGGGGCACGTCTAGCATGCACCGGCGCTGCGCTTTCAAGCGTTTCAAATATTGTCTTCGCCTCCATAACTGAACCAGCATTGGAAATAGCTTCGGCAATTTTATCTTTTTGCCGCTCATTTAGGGAGGTATTTCGCAAAATACGGTTCGTGTAGAGCAAGCGTGCGTTAGAGACGTTGACCTCTTGCAAGGTACTTTTCATTTCTTCAACAGCCTGCTTATATTTTTTATTGCTCTCTTTAAGTTGTTTATTCTCAAAAACCAACTCTTCTTGAGCCTTTTTCAAAATCTTCATTTTTTCTGCCACATCCGTACTACGACGGCGCGCCAATTCTCTTTCCATTTCATGCTCTTGTTGATCTCCGGAGCGGCCGGTCCATCCAGACAATTCCGCTCCCATATCTACAGTGAGCTTTTCCATAATATCATCAATTAAATCTTGAGACACTTCGATCTCTTCGTTAGTGCCTCCATAATCAGAGTCTTTATCTTCTGTTGCTTGGGCTTCTTCCTCGGAGCCCTCTTCTGTTTCCTCTTCAATGTCAACTTCTGAAAGCATTGCAAGAATATCTTCTTCGTTTAATTCCACTTCTTCTTCGTAAACATCCTCGTCTTCGTCTTCGTCTTCCGTCTGAAGAGCTTCGACGGCTTCTTGAAGTGCATCGAGATCAACAGTAACTTTGACTGTTTCGCCTTCGCCCTTAAGATATTTTAGATCTCTACCTTCCATCTCAGAGAGGCCATCAGTAGCCGAAAGAGGGACACCTTCAATAATATCCTCCACTTCTGCTCCTTCGGCGTCTGGCGCCATAGGATCAGCAGCCATAGGATCAGCAGCCATAGGATCGGCGGCCATAGGATCGGCAGCCATAGGATCGGCCGCGAGTGGATCTTCTTGTTCTAAAAGCTTGTCTAATGCCGAACGCACCTCACCCGAATACTTCTCCACGATAGAAGATTCAGCATTCTTTAATGCTGCTTCCCGTAAAGCCTTTGCATCAACAATAGCTTCTTTTAACAATGTAGACATAAACTAGCTCCTAAAATAACAGTAATTCAAAATAAATAGTATCCTTCTAAACGAAAAGACCATTATTGTGTGTCCGTCTTTTAATAGAATATTCAATATTTAGAAAATAAGCCAATCTGTTCCATTCGAATACAAGTTGATTGCTGGCATTGTTCCTGTCAAAACATACGTTGTGGCGCCATCAAATTTAGAATTAGAGCCACCAGGACGGTGCAAAGTAACAGAATAAGCACCGCGAGATGTCACCTCGTCTTTCACAACTAACAAGGCGCCGGAAAGAAAAGCTGATGCACTAGGAATTGTCACCTTAGCGTTGCCGGTGGCGGTAACCCCTAAAATATAATCAGTAGTTGATGCTGTATGCCAACTACTTGTGACCTTGACATAGTTTCCTCCAAAACCCTTAACCCAGACGCGCTGCTGAGTGGCAGACGCACTCATAACATAGCGGACGCGATCAGTGGCGGCGTGCGTGCCAGAGATCACCAAGCTTCCGGTGCGCATGTGAGTATCATCTACAGTGTTACCAAAA